TGAAAGGGGTCAAATTCAAAACCTCCAAGACTTGGAAACTCTACATTAGCCGAGAAGGTATGCAGTATATAGATAGGCACAAGATAGGTGGCTATTTTAAGGAGCATACGCCCAAACTTACGACTCTCGTGCTTCTCGCCCCTCTTTCGGGAGGCTTGTACCCCCGTGATCCACTCAAAGATAAGTAGCACTACATAAGCAGTTAGGAATAAATGGTTAAAACCAAATAAGAAGTGTACAGTGGCAAACAAAAAGGAGAGTATTACGTCCATTTTGACAAATAAAGTTGAAAAAGTGTGACCAAAGGATGAGCGAAGGAAGTCTTTGCTATCATTAAATCCAAATCCTTGTAAAATGTAATTGAGTGTTATCATCGTTATTAGTTTATTTTTTAGCTTATGGTTCCCGTTCCCACACTGGTAGTGGAACCTGTCTGAGCGGCTGCTGTTCCTGCCGTGCTTACAGATATACCTGCTTTCACCATTACCTCACCACTCTTGACAAAATCGTTAATAAGTGAGGCTAAGCGCTCAGCGTACTCTTCTATGCTCGGTTCGTTTTGGTAAGCATATCTTGTTGTAAGGTGATAATGCCTTGTTTGAGGGCTTGTTTGTTTAGTGCCATAGATTAATTGTATTGTCCATCAATTAGTAACTTGCCACCCTCTTGTAGGGTTACATCATTAATCTGCATACCATCATACTCCAATTGTTTCTTTATTTCGATGAGTACTTCAGTATAGAGGTCATCGGCGAGCATTTGGGCGATGCCTACCCCTACTTCTGGATGTTCTTTCCATTCTCCCTTTTCAGTAGTGAGTATAGCCTTTTGTTGTTGGTTATCAGAGTACCCCACCTCAAAATCACCTGCCAATAGGCGTAGGTCATTGTTGTTGTCTATCAGTATATCTTTCATTAGCTTGTCTGCAACTGGTTTATACTATTAATTGCTCTGAGGAGTTCCTCTTTCACCATTGCCCCAAAGTTCTCTACTCCTTCACGTACAGAGGAAACATATACCTTAGTATCAGTGCCTACATTGCCTATCTGTATATTGATATGCGTTTGTCGGGTGCCCCCTGATACTATATTATCTTTGGTTTTAGCCCCTTCTCCTGTGGCAGCAGTAGCTTCTCCCGTAATAGGGCTCATACCTGGTGTGGGAGTACTTTCAGTTTTCATACCCAGCTTACCCATTAGCCCATCTTTTACCTCCTTAAAGCTCTTGAACTCTAAAGAGTCCCAGGCCTTACCAAAGGCTTCTTTGGCTTTAGCTCCCGCTTCGTTTGCCTTCTTATAGCCCTCTGTTACCGATTTGGCACGCTCCTGCAAGTCATTTTGTATCTTGGCAATCATTGCTTGATTCTCGGTACTATCACCTAAACCAACCGCTTCTTTGAACTTATACCAAGCGAGCTTACAAGCATCTACCCCCGCCATAAAAGCATTGACTGCTGTGTTCCAATGAGCCTGATAAGTAAGGATAAAAGCCTCCCAACTGTATTTCATACCTTGCATGGTATATTCCCACGCCTTACCCCAACCACTTACCCCTACAATGCAATAGGCAATCATAGCTATAAGAGTAATAATACCCGCTATTACCCACGTGATAGGATTAGCTAAAAAGGCGAGGTTTGTCTTAATCACTGCCCAGGTAAGTCTATTTTGCCAAGCGGTAGCAATAGCTGTATAGGTATTGTGTAGTATCAATGCAGTGGTGAATATACCTATAGCTCCTGCGATACCCCATATAACAGGATTCCCTTCTTGAAACTTCTGAATGAGCCAGCCTATACCTCCCCCTATACTCTCAAAGACAGCGGACATAAACTCTACCAAGGGACCAAGCATAGGGCTAATGGCTTCATACACTTTTAGAGCAAGCTCGGTAATAGAGTCCATCATCTTGTTGAACTTACCGCTAAGGGTTTGTCCCGCCTTTTCTGCACCTTGGTAGAATAGCCCTTGTTTATCGGTTGCCCATTCAAAGGCTTGTGCGAGTTCCTGAGCCGAAATACCTCCTTTACTCATTCGCTCCTTGAGCTTGGCCATACTCTCGCCCGTACGCTCACTTATCACTTGCAAGGGGTTGAAGCCTGCGTTAATCATCTGCATTAAGTCCTGCCCTTGTAGCTTGCCTGCTGAGGTAGCTTGTGCAAAAGCAAGTGATAGACTTTGCATTTTCTGCGCATCGCCCATAGCAATATCTCCTATGTTCTTGAGCTTGCCAAAAGCAAATTCAGAGGAAAGCCCGAAGGACATCATTGTCTTCTGCGCTTCAATAAGCCCTGCCTTGTCGTAGGGTGTTTTTACCCCATAATCAGAGAGTTGAGCATATAAGGCTTTAGCTTTCTCTACATCGCCACGAAGCAAAGTGGTGATATTGGCTTGTTGTAGGTCTGCCTCCATACCTTTTTTGATACTTCCCCCTATCACGGCTCCCGCTAATATAAGAGGATTAGTAGCTATTCCAGGTAGGCTGTTTAGGGCTTCGGAAAGCCACGTCTTTATTTTACTCCCATTGAGGGTTTGTAGCTTGGTAATACTACGCTCCAACTTTTTGATTTCGCTGTTGTACTTGCGAATAGCGGACAAGTTTTCTATGGGCAATAAGTCTCTTTCGGCTTTGAGTAAGGCTATTTTTTGCTGTAAAGTTTGTACAGAAGTCCCCATTTGTGCAAAGGCTTTGGTAACTTTTGCTTGTGTCAATTGTAGTTCACCAAATTTATCCAACATAGCATCGTTAGTTACGCCAATTTTTTGTAACTTTGCACTGACTAAATCTTTAAGTGTTAATGTATATTCTAAAATATTTGCCACGATGAGAGTCTTATTATTTTTCTTTAACCTCCTTGCCTCTATAGGCTTATTGCTACTGGTTAGTGCAGGTTTTTTCTATGGAGTAGCCCTCCTATGTGTACCCTTTTATGCTACCTATAGGGCTTTTACTGAGAAGGAGCCCACTACTAAAAGAAGATACACCACTACAGCTATTGCCAGTGCCACCACCTTCTTTTTGATAGGGATACTTTCTCTTATGATTTCAAAGGGTATCCAAAAACAGCGTGAAGAGGAACAACAAACTACCTATACTACTTGTATTGTTCCTTCTCCTTTTGCCTAAGCCATTCAAGCTCTTTTACTCTCATAGCCCACTGGGTATCGGAGAGGTCGTCGGGATTGGCAATGTGCATATAGTAACGCAAGGAGGCGTTAGTGATACGAAGCCAATCCCGTCCCTCGTCTATTCCCGCATCACTTAGAGCTTTTCCAAGGTAGCCTCTTTGATCTGTATAAGGTCGGGTAGTTTGCTACTTACGGCGAGGAACAACTCATCGTTTGTTTTTATCTCTTCATCGCCACCCAACCAACAGTTCTCAAGTATAACCTCATTAAACCTTAGCGGATCCTTGGTAGCCAAGGTCGAGGCATAGCTAAGGGTTTTACGGTCGGGGGTACGCAAGTATACCTTTTTGTCTGCTACACTAATTACAAAGATGTCTTTGTACTGATTTTTCCATTCTTGGATTTGTTCTTTAGTTACCATTTAAATAGTTTTTAAAAATTGTTTAATTGTTTGTGAGTGTTACCTGTTATGATTGACGATCTACATCAATGAAGATAATAGGTAACTCTACAATCATATTTTTATCGCCCTGCTTCATTCCTTTTTTCACCTCGGTAAACTCCACATGCCTTAGAATGTCAGTTACTATCTGCCCACCATCTAAAGGAACGTAAGAAACAACAAGGTCGAAGCTAAGCTCTAATATATCATTACTGGGGGCATCACGGGTCATTGCCTCAAGCTCGCTCTGCCAAAGGCTTATTTTTCCCTCATAACTGCGGTTGCCTGACACAATTCCATGTGGTTTACAACCTCGACCATAAAGCAAGTCTTTCTCGCGTTTTTCTGTATATTCTACCTCTGTAACACCTATAAGAATACGCCCACCAAAGGCGATAGAGATATCACACCACGCATATTGTTTGCTATCAAATGTTGCCATTTTCTAATGATTAATGATTAATTATCAATGATTAATTACTTTACGGAGTAATTGTTGTAGTAAAACCGATGTTTACCTCTATAAAGTCTGCATAGCCTACGGGTAATAGTTTGATACCTATCACCACTTTACCCGTTTGTAACACACGCTGTGTAGGGTCTATATCAATCTTTACTGCCGAAAGCTCGCCCTGCGATACCATTTGGCTTTGTAGAGTACTTTCAAGTTTGGTTTGCCAACTCTTGATAATAGCGGGGTGAATACTGCCATCCTTAGATAGTAACACCTCGTCGCTGAGTTCCTCTACCAGCACTCCATAGCTTAGTAGCATAGCTTTGTCCATTACAAGCCCATTGCTAAGGCTCTTAAAGTCATCAGTAGGCTTGGTAAGGGTATTATCGCCCGAAAAGTAGTATCCTGAACGCCCTACAAAGGTGCGAAAGAATATATACCCTTTGTCGTCAAGCGCATCCCATTGGTCGGCTTTGCCGTCAATAGTCGTGCCGTCAGTGAAATAAGCTACTAAAGGCAATACATTGCCATCTTTCACACGGTGAATTTTGCGCTGTACGGGTATTTTGGTTATTTTGCCTAAGAAAAGCCCTATAGAAGCATCTTTTTCCTTATCGTCATTCCCAATAAAACAAGCCACTTTGTTGAGTTCGTTTTCGGAGAAATTAGTAAGGTCGGCTACTTTGCCGTTCCAACTATTGCCCGATACGACTATCCTAAAAGGCATATACTTCTTTTCAAAGTGCTCGGCAAGGACTTGTCCTTTCACTACGGCTGTCTGCACATCGGCGTCTAAGCCTGCGGTGATAGTCTCGCTACCAGTTGCTTTTTTCACTACCCCAAGCACGCGGATAGCTCCTTTGGCATCAGCTATGAGAGTTGGAGCAAAGACACCATCTTTGTCAAGCATTGCCGTCATAGTAGTAGCATCCGATACGAGCATTACCCATAAAGGAGTACCCGTAGGGGCTTGGTCATAAAACGCTTTGATATGCTTGTAGGCAAAGGCGTTTTCAGTTTCTGAAATTCCCAAAGCTATGGCTTCTTTTAGTGAGAATACTTGGTACGACTTGCCCAACTCTACTTTGCTACTCACCGTAACTCCCGTTGTGATGAGCCCAGTAGTTTTTTGTATAGCCGTAGTTCTGCCTAAGCCATCTTTGGCGATATTAAATAATACTTTAGGTAATGCCATTATGCTTGGTTTTTAAGGGTTTCTATTCTATCCGCAAGGAGGGATAGTACCTCTGAGCGGTTTTGTTCGTTTTCTTCTTGTAAGATAAGTGCTTCCAATAGCCCTATATCCTCTATAGTCGTGATAGCTTTTTCCAACTTCTTTTTGCTTAATTGCAAAATATCAGGACTTGTAGGATCTACATCTCCCGTTTGCTCATCATCTGATTCGTCCAATAAGTCGGAAAAATTATAGCTCTCCACGACGCTATCATCTAAGGTTTGTGCGTGGTTTTGTGCATCTTTCTTTAGTAAGAAGAGGAAACCATCGGAGGTGGCAAAAAGCTCTTTTGTCTCTTTGTTATTTTCAAAATATTGTTTTGCTTTTTCTACTGTTGTCATTGTATTCTGTTTTAAAGTTAATATAGGAGTAGGGTGAGGTATGGATACCATTGAACTCGTCCTCTCACCCTACTATATTCCTACAATATAGCTCCTAAATATTTAGGTGTTTTAGCACGGATAACTCCTACTAGGGCACGTTGTGCAAAGGAAATAGTATCACCCTGTAATCCAGAGTCTCTTAATGTAGGGTACATCTTCACATCACCAAAGCAACGGAACACTTCACTTGTTACCCACATAAATGAAGCGCGTTTATCGCTACTTGCCTTGACAGATCCAAAAGGTTTTTTCTCCTTAGTAGTGCCATCATAAAGTGGGTTTTGACTGTATTGGAATACGTTTATTCCATACATTTGTTTTTCGTTCATAATATCCTTGTACAGACGCTTGTCCTCCTTACGGATACGAGCAAAGTGCTCAGGAGTGAGGCAGATGTTTACATCCTCAACGATGTCTTTTTCCTCCATAAACTGCTTAAGGTCAATAATGGCATCTATTATTGAGTCACTACCGGTAAGAGCAAGCACCTTATTCCATTCATTGTCCTTTTGTGGTGCCCATGCCCAAGCGGCACGCTTGCCTAAATTCTTAGCAAGAGAAGCACGGTGGCGTTGTATCACACTGGAGCGTTTGTCATAAGAAAGTTCTATTTCTTGTAACTCATTGTGGCGAGTTTGCTCAGTAGAGTAAGTGTGTAGTACTACCTCATTAGCTATATCTTCTATATTTGCAACGGGTAGAGGGTTATTAGCTGTAGCAAAATAGTCTTCGTGTACTGTTGGTTCCACACCTGCCTCTGCCAAGTGTAGTTTATTATGCTCTACATATTGCGACAAGTCTACACTCTGATAGACAAACGAATTATTAGGGATAGGGTTTTCTTTAATACCTGCTATCCATACTTCTGTCTGTAGCCCCACCATAGCTACTCCTTTGAAAATAGAGGGAGTAACATATTGAACTATAGTAGAAGTCGCTACAATAGCTGTTGCTACTATGGGTACTGAAACACCTACGATTGGTGCAATAAACATTGAGGCAATAAGTGCCAATAATGCATTAATGAATAATGCTTTTAATGATAATCTCATACTTTTTAATTTGTTTTTAAAGGGTTATTAAATTACTATTTGGTGTAGCGTACACCCTTAGCATACTCTTTGGCTAAGCGGGCATACTCTTCGGGCTGTTCGTCCCTAAGCTGGCGGAGCTTTGCAGGATTGTGCTTTTGCAAGTAGTCAAAACTCTCATCAGCAGTACCTATTGGTTTTGCACCTGCTCCCAACACTACCTCACGCACTGTGTTAGCCTTTCCTTGCTGCGTATTCTCAGCTTCTTTGTCGGCTACGAGCTTAGAGAGTACTGCTTTTTGTCCGTCAAAATCAGCTTCAAACTGTTTTAGCTGGCTTTCTTTAAGAGCTTCTGGGATAAGCCCTAATTGTACAGCTTTATCTACCAAGGTTGTAGCTTCGGCAGTGCGAGTTTCACTAATAGTCTTTTTCAAAGCTACTATTTCGGCATCTGCTTTTTCTTTAGCTGTTTTGAGGTTATGTAAGGCACTTAGTACTGCCTCTTCTTTCACATTGTCGCCCATACCCAAGGCAAGGGCTATCACTTTAATATCCATATTATTTGTATTATGTGTTACTATTTTTTTAAGCTGGAAAGGCTTGCCGTCTTTGGATAATTTGAGAGCATTGTCGTTGCCCCCTATATCTACAATGGAGATTTCCACAAGTTTACAAGCGGTTACTGTTTCATATACTTGCCCTTCTAAAAGATGATGTGGATCAGCAGATACTTCTTTGATTTCGGCAAACATTGAAGCCATACGTATATAGCCACGTTCCACTTTGCCCGCTATCTTCTTAGCAAACTCGTCTTGCTCATCAAACTCTACTTCTGCTATAAGAGTAGTTCCCTCCTTGTATAGTTTGGTACAACGTCCAATGACTTCACTACCCTTGTTGCCATATCCGTCTCGCTCGTGCATAAAGAGTACAACGGGGTTGCGCATGTATTGTTGGTAGTCAATACCATCAGTGAGGATACGGTATCCATAGCTATTTACATTCTCGGTATTGATAATAAATTGGTGCTTCATTGGCTTCCTATTTTGGGTTAATTTCTCAATTCGGGTGCAAAGGTATTGCAGGTTTTACGGCGGGGAAAATCGGCGTACAAACCTTGTACTAATTCTGTACAACCATTGTACTGATTTTGTACAAGCCTTGTATAAGAATTTCGCTACTTCCCCCAATACCACGAACTTTGCAACGAAAAAACAAAGAAGTATAATGGAATTTGACCTCAAAGAACTTACTGCACGAGCATTTTTGGATTATGTAGGCCCTGCCTTTCCCTCGTGGTGGGCTAATAACAAAACAAAATATGTACTGCCGAGCCTCTCCAACATTAGTGAGGCGCGTAGCAACGGTAGTCAGTATTTTATGACACTTAATGTAGCCGATAAAGCAGGCGTGCAAACGCTTTTCCCTAATGAGCCTTTGGTGAGTTTCTCCCTTACTAAAACCATAGTAGAGACAGCAACAGTAGGCAAACACCGCAGGGGCAAGGTAAAGGAGTACATAGCTACCGAAGACTGGCAGATTACCATTAAGGGGCTTTGCATTGATACTAATAATCCCGACTTGTACCCTACTGCACAAGTGCAAAGCCTTAACCGCTTGTTTGAAAAGAACGAAAGTCTGGAGGTCATAGGTAACAAACTCTTTACCCTCTTTGATATTCGTAACATCGTACTCAAAGACATAAGCTTTGAGGCTATGGAGGGCAAGGAGGGCATACAGAAATACACCATCAAAGCGGTGTCAGATATGGACTTCTATGCTGAGTTAGACGAAAAACGAACCCAACTTAACAACTTATACTAATGTTTGTATTACAAGCGATTATCAAAATAGGAGATTACACTTTCAAGGCTGTGCATAGTGTGAAAATCACCAAATCGGTAGACGAATTAGGCGATACTTGTACGATTGAACTGCCTACCCATTTTAAAGTGGACAAAGGGGGTGAGCCCCTCTATACGGAAAAGGCAATCAAGGCAGGCGATAAGGTTAGCATTACCCTTGCTTATGAGGGGGTATATAGCGGAGTAGAGTTTGAAGGATATGTAAAGAAGGTCAAGCCAAGCATTCCCGTAAGCATAGAGTGTGAAGACGCTATGTATTTGCTTAGACGAAAAAACATCAACAAATCGTGGCAAAAAACAACTCTTAAAGAAGTATTGCAGGAGGTAGTAAAAGATACTCCTATTGCCTTGGCTGATAATATACCACAAATGCAATTAGACCAGTGGCTCATTCGCAATGCCAATGGTACGCAGGTATTGGAGAAGCTCAAAGAGGAATTTAGGCTAAGTATCTTTATTAATGATGAGGGCAAGCTATATGCAGGGCTTTCGGAGCTTACTAAAAACAATAAAAAGAAAACTGTAGAAGAGGGTGATCCTGATGGTGAGCTGAGAACATTTCATACCTCTGTGGTGAGTGATGAGACAAAACTACGGGCTATGGCAAGAGCAGAAATGGAAAAGCTAAAGTATGACGGCTTTGACGGCTCTATAACGAGTTTCTTAGTCCCCTATGCCACACGTGGTATGCAGGCGCATATTATTGACAAAGAACTGAAAGATATAGACGAGCGCTATTTCATTAAAAAAGTAGAAACTACCTTTGGGCGCAATGGAGCACGCCGACAAGTAACCATAGGAGCAAGATTATGAGTATAGATAGAGAATTAGCGGAAGGACTTAGGCAGATAGGAAAACGCAAAACCCCTACTATAGCCGTAGAAGTAGTATCAGTAGACAAAACGCAAGGCACGTGCGTGGTGAAAGACGATGAGCTACAATATACCGTGCGCTTGGCTTCGGTGATTAACGATAACGCCGATCGGTTTTATCTCTTCCCAAAGGTAGGAAGTAGTGTACTGATTGCTTCCATTGGGGAGGACGAAAACCGCTATTATGTGGTAGCTTATAGTGAGATTGAGAGCGTGAGCCTACGAATAGAAGACACTCAGCTTACCATAGACAAAGCGGGGATACACCTACAACGGGGTGAAGTAGATTTTAAAAGCCTTTTAAACGAGCTTTTAAATGAGCTCAAAACAGCTATCATACAAACCCCTGCAGGAGTTGGCAACTTTGCCCCTAACAACGTGGCAAAGTTTGACGAGATTAATAACAAGATAAATGAATTACTACAATAAGATATGGC